CCACAGGTAAGGGTGCTAATTATAGAAAGACAAAATCCGGAGCTGGAATGACAGCAAAAGGTGTAAGAGCTTACAGGGCAGCAAACCCTGGAAGTAAATTAAAAACAGCCGTGACTGGTAAAGTGAAGCCGGGATCAAAAGCTGCAAATCGACGTAAGTCGTACTGTGCAAGAAGCGCAGGCCAACTCAAACGATCTTCAGCAAAAACTCGTAATGATCCTAATTCTCGTATCCGTCAGGCGCGTAGAAGATGGAAATGCTAGACAGATTAATATATACTTTTCTTGGTTTTTTAGACCACGCTATCGCGTTTATTGAAACGTATATTATTAGATCAACTGAATGGTGTTGGAAATCAAGAGTTAAAATTCTACATAAAAGGAGAAAGAAAAATGAGAAGATCTATACTAGAGGCTCTCAAAGCTAGGTACGAAGCTGAGATAGCCGAAGCAGACGCAACAGCAAACATATATCTAGAAAATTCTGTAGGTATTGGTGAGCATCCCCAACATATAGAAGAAGTAAATAAACAAATAGAAAAAATAGCTAACGCAAAAGAAAAACTTGGCGTGTTAGATGAACTTGAACCAGAAAAAGGAACACAACTATAATGGATGATTTAATTATAATAAATAAACTTCAAAGATTATTAAAAACTAATTATGAAACTATAGGTGAAAACATAATGTCTGGTGGGGTTGACAACATGGAGAAATACAAGTATCTACTTGGACAAGCACATGCAACACAAATAATATTACAGGAAATCTCTAACCTGCTAAATAAGAAGGAGCAAAATGATGAGTCAGGAACAATCGTCGAGTTCGGAAACACCGAAAGTAAAACTCGCACTTGAAGAAAAATATAAAGAACAAGATATAAAAGAACAGAGCGAAAGAGTCGATCACACAAATGTTGAAAAGGTAGTTGATGATTTACCTACACCTTCCGGATGGAGGATGTTAGTTTTACCTTTTACCCCAAAAGAAAAAACAAAAGGCGGTTTATTAATTGCACAAGAAACTTTAGATAAGTTACGTATTGCAGTTAACTGCGGCTATGTTTTAAAAATGGGACCACTAGCTTATAAAGATGAAGAAAAATTTAAGACAGGTCCTTGGTGTAAAGAAAAAGATTGGGTTATCTTTGCAAGATATGCGGGATCGCGTCTACCTATTAAAGGTGGAGAAGTAAGAATTTTAAACGATGATGAAGTTTTAGGAACTATTTCAGATCCTGAATCAATTCTTCATTATATTTAAATAACATAGAAGGAGGAACACTATGCCAGAAACAAATAAAGACATGGTAGATATAGACACTTCTGGACCAGGAGCTGAAGTTGAATTAGAAAGCCCTAAGGTTGAAGAAGTTGAGTCTAAAGAACAAACAATAGAGGTTGAACAAGAACAACCTATAGAGAAAAAAGTTGAAAAGAAAGATGATGAGAAAGATGAATTAGAAGACTACAGCGATGGAGTCAAAAGAAGAATAAATAAACTAACTAAAAAAATGAGGGAAGCTGAAAGACAAAAAGAAGAAGCTATCGAATATGCAAGAACGATGAAAGACTCTTCTGATAAGTTAAAAAAACAGTACTCTAATTTAAGAACAGGTAGTTTAAGAGACAAAGAAGAAAAAATAAGTTCTTCTTTAAAAGCTGCTTATGCAACTTTATCTGCTGCAAGAGAAGCAAATGATTTAGCTTCTGAAGTACAAGCTCAAAAAGAAATAGCTAAACTTGGTTATGAAGAGGCTAGATTAATTGAGCAAAAAGAATACGTAGCACAGAACCCTGTAAACCAAAGAGAGGTTAATATAGCTCCAAATAGAGCTGCGCCTTCTCAGGACCCTGATCCTAAAGCACAAGATTGGGCATCCAATAATAAATGGTTTGGCAAGGATACTGCTATGACTTATACGGCTTTTGATCTTCATACTAAATTAGTGGATGAAGAAGGGTATGACCCTCAATCTAATGAATATTATTCTGAGATTGACAAAAGAATAAGACTTGAATTCCCCCAAAAATTTGATACAAAAGAAGAAAGGGAATCGACAAAACCTACACAGACAGTTGCTTCGGCAAGAAGAAGTGTAAAATCAAGTCGCAAAAGCGTCAGACTCACACCGACGGAAGTAGCAATTGCTAAAAAATTAGGTGTGCCACTAGAAGAATATGCAAAACATAAAAACACGGAGGTATAGCATATGACAAAAGATGAAATAAATAAGACCCCTCGTGCCAGTCAGTCAAGGGTAAAACAAAAAAGACCTACGACATGGACTCCCCCATCTTCTTTAGATGCACCACCTGCGCCAGATGGTTATAAACATCGATGGATTAGAACGGAAGTTTTAGGATTTGATGATACTAAAAACATGGCAGGAAAAATTAGATCGGGTTATGAGTTAGTTAGATCTGACGAATATCCAGAATCAGATTTTCCAACTATGAACGAAGGAAAATACGCAGGAGTAATCGGAGTTGGTGGCCTTGTGCTAGCAAGGATACCGGAAGAGGTTGCAGCATCAAGAGCTGAGTACTTTAAAAGACAAACTCAGGATCGTAATGATGCTATTAATAACGACCTTATGAAGGAACAGCACCCAAGTATGCCAATCAATCAAGAGAGGCAGACTCGTGTAACTTTTGGTGGTACGAAGAAAAGTTAATTTTTTAACAATTCCTATCCATTGATTTAAATTAATAGTAATAAGGAGAAAAACTATGGCTAACACACAAACGGAAGGATTCGGATTAAGAATGACTGAAAGACTGGGAAATACTCCAGCTACTTCAGGTCAGTCTGCATATCCGATCAAGTCAAATCCAGGTGTAGGTATCTATAAAGGAAACCCTGTTTCATTCCAAGATAGTTCGGGAGATACAGGTTACCTTCAAGATATGAGTTTTGCTACTACAGATGATACTGGTGCAGGTGGACAATCGTATAACAATACGACTCAACCTTTACTAGTAGGTGTATTCAATGGTATTTTTTATGTTGATAATACAACTAAAAAACCAAGATTCACTAATTTTGTAGATGCTGGAACGTTATTTGGAACTGACTATAATACAGGAAGTGCTGATGGCACAGGTTTTATTAATGATGACCCTTCACAGGAATACATTGTAAAAACTGACGCTGCTGCACCAGTTTCCGACAACGGAAGCAATTTTAATGTAACTAACTTCACTGCTACCAATAACAAAAGCGGTCAATCTACTGTTAAACTACATTGTACTGGCGGCGGAGCTGCTACTAAAATGTGGAAAATGGTTAGATCAGCTCAAGTTCCTGATAACAATGACAGATCAGCAGCTAATGTTGATATGATAGTTGCATATAACCCAGCTAGTAACATATACTTAAAATAGGAAGAATAGGAGAATAAATTATGGCTATATCAAGAGCACAACTAGTAAAAGAGCTAGAGCCAGGTTTGAATGCACTATTCGGCTTGGAATATAAAAACTACGACAATGAACACGCTGAGATTTTTGACATTGAATCTTCAGAAAGAGCCTTCGAAGAAGAAGTAATGCTTTCTGGATTTGGAAATGCACAAGTTAAAGCGGAAGGTCAAGGTGTATCGTTTGACGATGCTCAAGAGACTTTCACTGCAAGGTACACAAACGAAACAATCGCCCTTGCATTTGCTATTACAGAAGAAGCTATCGAAGATAACTTGTATGACAGACTTGCGTCTAGATATACAAAAGCGTTAGCAAGATCTATGGCAAACACTAAACAAGTTAAAGGTGCAAATGTATTAAATAATGCATTTGATCCAAACTTCCTTGGTGGTGACGGTAAAGAGCTTTGCGCAACTGATCACCCTACTTTAGCGGGAACATTCTCTAATGAGTTGAATGTATCTGCAGATCTTAACGAAACTTCACTAGAACAATCGTTAATTGATATTGCAGCTTTCACTGATGAGAGAGGTTTAAAAATTGCAGCAAGAGGGACTAAAATGATTATTCCATCTGCGCTTCAATTTACTGCTGAAAGACTAATGGAGTCTAAAGGTAGAACTGGAACAGCTGATAATGATATCAATGCAATCGTATCTAAAGGTATGATTCCTCAAGGTTATGTAGTAAACCACTACTTAACTGATGATGATGCATATTTCATTAAAACAGATGTTCCTAACGGTCTAAAAATGTTTAATAGATCACCTATCAAAACTTCAATGGAAGGTGATTTTGACACTGGAAACGTAAGATACAAAGCTAGAGAGAGATATTCTTTTGGATTCTCAGACCCTAGAGGTATTTTTGGTTCTACAGGAACACCGTAAGTCTTAATCGTAAAAATCTTAAAAGGGGCCTTTTACGGCCCCTTTTTTTATGTTAGAAAGGAAGATACAAATGAAAAAACTTATCATAAATATCTGGGCATATAATCATCACACTACATTTACTGTAGAAGCAGAAGATAACTCAGAATCAGTCGAAAAAGCTATACTTGACAAACTAGGAGAAAAAAGTATAATTTGGGAAAATCTTGGAAACTCTTATAGTAACCAGATAAATAGAATAACTTATGAGGAAGTTATAAAAGATGATAGACAACCATCTGAAGGAACTTTACACACAAAAGAAAGTTCTGGATCTCAAATGGGAGCAGGAGCATCTTAACCAAGGTAGATATACCTTAGACATGGTTAAAATAGACCATAAAGTTAAGGAGCTTATTAATCATATCAAAATGGCTGAAGCTAAAAAAGCTCATTTAGATAACAAGATTAACGAAGTTGCACCCCAAGTTTCTGTAGCTACTTAACAAAAAGCTACATTGTTGGAAAAAATCCACTCCACACTGTAGGCTCTCTTGCACTCTAGTTAAAAATAATGTATAAATATCGTACTATACATAAAATTGGATATCGACGCGTATAGTCGACGGCCTAGAGACGGTATTCAAATAACTAGGAGGAAAACAATATGGCAAACACAACGTTTTCAGGACCGGTCATTTCAAAAAATGGCTTTATAAATACAGGTCCTGGTATGACTGTTAGCTTAACAGCTGACACTTCACTAACAGTAAAATCTCATGCAGGAAGAATATTACTTTGCAATGATGCGGATGGAGTATTTACTCTACCAACTATCAATGTAAATGCTAATGGAAAGACTTCAGGAGATACTGATTACAACAATCTAAATAATATCGGTGCAAGTTTTTATTTTTATGTAGAAACTTTAGCAACTGCTATTAAAATAACAACTGACGGAACAGATAAGTTCAAAGGCGCAGCAATGGTTGCAGTAGACGATGGAGCTAAAAAAGCTTTTATCCCTGGTGCTACTAATGATGCTATAGACTTAAATGGAAGTACTAAAGGTGGTTTAGTTGGCAGCGTTATACAAGTTACTGCAATAGATACAAATTCGTATTTAGTGCATAACACATTACTATTAGGTTCAGGTACAATCGTAACACCTTTCGGTAATTAATAAGTTATAACGGGCTTTACTAGACTTTATAGATAAAATACTTTTATAACTTAGAGCTGGTAAGGTCCCAAATGGAAGCTCTATGAAAACAACATTTACAGGACCAGTCAGAGTCGGAAAAGGCAAAGTAAAAGGAGAACTTCGTTTAGGTGATGCGGATAACACGCATTACGTAGGCTTCGCGTCTCCCGCTACAGTTACGTCTAATCTCGTATGGAATCTCCCTGCAACGGATGGATCGGCTAATCAGATATTAAAAACTGATGGCTCAGGAAATCTTGGGTGGGCAACTGATTCCGCATTATCTGTTGGTGGAACTAATGGACAGGTACAGTTTAATAACTCAGGTGCTTTAGGAGGCATTGCTGAGGGTACTAGCGGCCAGGTATTAACTTCCAACGGCTCTGGAACTTCAGCTACATTCCAAGATGCACCAGGAGCAGGTGGATCAGTTCACGAATGGTCTGCTGCAAAAACTGCAGACTTTACAGCCACTATAGGAAAAGGTTTCCCTGTAAATACAACTTCAGGAGCGGTTATAGTAACATTACCGGCAAGTGCTGCTTTAGGTAATGAAGTAGCTATAATAGATTATGCTGGAACGGCTGCAACGAATAATATTACCGTTAATAGAAACGGTCATAAGATTCAAGGAGCTGCTTCTAATTTAGTCGTAAGTACAGACAGAGCTGGTTTTACGTTAGTTTATATAGATGCAACACAAGGATGGTTGTTGCGAGAAGTTTAAAAATTTGATAGTAAATAAGAAGGATAAATTATGAGAATAGATATACAAGCAACCCGATCAACTGCAGCAGCTGGAGCAGCAGCAATTGTTAATCCACCTGTTAGACTTTATGCTATATCAATAGCATCTGATGGCGGTGGAGCTGGAGTATTAGAATTAACAACAACATCAAACGCTGGTGATACTGTTTTACATACAGATGTCCCTACTGGAGAAATATACACTTTAAATTTTGCAGGTGGGATTGTTTGTCCAAAAGGTATTTACTGTAAGACTAAAACAAACGTCGCTGGATACACATTATTTACAAGTAAATATTCTGGACCAGGACTAACAGCGGGGTAGTCACATGGGCTTTTTACTTGATGCAGAAGCAACAAGATCTACACTTCTAAGTGTAGATACTACGCTATCAGAAAATATTAACGCGACACAAGATTATATTCCTGTTACAAGTACAACAGGTTTTTCAACAAGTGTTGTTGCAGAAATTGAAACAACTAATGAGGTTGTAAGTTTTGCAACAATTACTGAAAACCTTTTTTCATACTCACAAAATTTTGCCAATGGTTATTGGTCAAAAAATAATTCTCTAGTAAATGCAACAGGTGCAGTTGCTCCAGACGGAACCAGCACTGCTGAAGGGCTAAGAGAAAACAGTTCTACTACTAGTCATAATATTATAAGAAATTCTATAACAGCGGTATCTGGTCAAAAATATGTTATTTCTGTTTTTGCTAAATGGACAGGGCAAAGATATTTACAAATTGGCACGGGAGCTGGAGGTGTTGCCACTAATCCTCATCAAAATTTTGATATTGAAACTGGAGTTTTGGGTACTTCAAATGGTACTATCACAGGAGCAATAACCGATGCTGGTAATGGTTGGTATAGATGTTCTGTAGTTGTAACTTCGCAAATTACAGGGGGATTAATTCCAGTATATAGTTTAATTCAAACAACAAATTCAAACAGAGCACCAGCTTATACAGGTCAAGGAGTTGGCGCTGGTGATATGCTTCTTTTATGGGGAGCTCAAATTGAAAAAACTGATAGTATTACGGGATATTTACCGACCGTAACTTCTTCGTTAAAAGGTTTAACAACAGTAACAAGAGGTGTAAATGGAACAACTGCAGCATCTGCAAGTTCTGGTGACGCTATTCAACAACTACCTTTTGCATTAAGTAGTGTTAACGTCCCTGTAAGATTAAGAGCGCTTTCGGTTTCTTCTGATGGTACAGGTGCAGGTAGACTTACATTATGTAATAATAATGGAAATACTTTATGTGATGTAGATATTCCAGACGATAGAGTATATACACTAGAGTTTGGTGGTGGTATAGTGTTTCCAAATGGTATTTTTATTTCTAATACAGATAACGTAACATCTTATACTTTATACACAGATAAATTTTCAGGAAATGGGTTAACAGCAGGAGCATAATATATGGCAAACACGACTTCAGGAACAGCAACTTTTGGAAAAGGTTTTTCTATATCTGATATAGTAGAAGAATCTTTTGAAAGAATTGGCATGAGCGGGGTAAGTGGTTACCAGTTAAAAAGTGCTAGAACTTCATTAAATATTATGTTTCAAGAATGGGCCAACAGAGGTCTTCATTATTGGGAAATAGCAAATAATAATCTAACATTAGTTGATG